TAGAAGAAAGTTAGACCAAAAAGGTTATGACGTTTACTATTTTATAGGGATATTACGTAATGAAGGAAAAAGATACCAAGATAAAAGAGATAAAGAAAAAGACAGACTCGAACAACTACCCCCAACACAATGAAAGATTTAATCAAGAAACTACTAAAATGTTTAGCGGTATTTCTGAAAGAGAAGTTATTGGTTGTATACTACAAGATGATTCGATTATACCTAAGATATTAAAGTTCATACCTACGTCTCAAGTATTTTATCATAACGACCACGAGATTATTTGGAAAAGTATTTATCACTTATATAAGACGAATAAAAAAATAGATTTACCTACAGTTTGTAATCATCTCGCAGCTAAAGGTTACAAGATGACTTTTTATCTCACTGGAATACATATTGTGAGCACCGCAAATGTATCTAGTCACGCAAAAACAATTTATGATTTATACATAAGACGTAAGTTGTTTGATTCTATATTAAAATTTGAAAAAAGATTACGTAATGAATCTACTTATAAAGATATATCTACAGATATAAGTTATTTATCTAAGATTTCAGAAAAATTTACTGGAGTTGTATCAGTAGATGATAAGAATATTGCGTCTCTAACTGATGATGTTGAGCAACAAATATATAAGAAAACAAACTTAGTACAGACTGGATTAGCTAAGATAGATAAAGCTATTGTTGGTATGACCAAAGGAGAAATATCTATTATAGCAGGTAGACCAGGTAATGGTAAGAGCACCTTGGCTTTGAACATTGTAAAAAATATGGTACTTGACGGTAAAAAAGTTATGTTAATATCTCGTGAAATGCCTAGTGTAGAGATTGTAAAGAAGCTTATTGCTATGCACACTAACGTAAAGAATAAAGAAATGCGTGGTAATGCTCATCTACATAAGGAGGAGATACAAAAAGGTTTAGATTTTATACGAAAACATTACAAATCGCTTTATTTATTTGATAATTTAAGAACTCTAGATGATGCTCTTAATGAAGCAAAAAAGATACAACCCGATATAATTATCGATGACCACATAGGCTTTATAGAGTTTCCTCATTATGACAAACAAGATGTAAGACATCGTATTGCGGAGATAACACGTAGATATAAATGGCTTGCTAAAGATATTGATTGTGCGGTGCTACTCGTATCACAATTAAATAGAAACATCGAGCATAGAGTAGACAAGATTCCACGACTCAGCGACCTTGCTGAGTCTGGAAATCTAGAACAAGATGCCGAGATAGTTGTCTTTTGTTACTACCCTTATGTATATGAATATGATAATTCTGAGCACGGTGAATATGGTACACAGATTATTGTTGCAAAAAATAGATATGGAACTACTTGTAAATTTGATATGGGTTACGACGGAGACAGTGCTATGATATTAGATTCTCCAGCAGAAGCTAAAGCTCACAGGGAAGACAGGGTGCTCACGAGCACCGAGCTCGCAGAAGAATTATTCTAGAGGTCTCTCCAATATTGCATTTCTTTTCTAAACTGTTGTTCATCTTGTCTAGATAGTTGTCTAGCTAGTCCCATAACTTGACCTCTACGTTGTCTATAAAAAGAATTTAGTTGTTCATATCTCATCAAGAACTCTTTATTATCACGAGATAACTTACTATACCAGTCATCATAAGGACTGAACTCTCTATTACCTCTTTCTTTACTTAGTTTTAATGGGTCTAATTGGTCAACGTATTCTGTAACGTCATCAAAAGCTTGACGATATGCTCTTATTGGAGACATAGCTCTATTGTTTGCAAGTTGTAATTGATGTGCTCGAGATACTACTGCTGCACGAAAAGCATTAGCAAATAATTGTGGAGGTGCATCACTATAAAAAGACTTCTTTAAATATTGATAATGAATATTCTTTTCATATCCAGCACCTTTAGCTGGTATCTTAAAACCTTGTTTTACACCGTGTATAGACTGATAGTTTCTTTGATTTTGTGTAATCTTTTCATACTCACTTTGTAATGATTGTGTTCTAGGAGTAACGATATTATAAATACTACTTGTTAGTGCTGTAATTTTAGATGCTTCTTCTATAAAAGCATATCTTTCTGCTTCAGGGTCATTAGATATATTGTCCTCATTAACCATATCTGCAACCTCTTTGTAAACTTGTTTACCAACTAAAAAAGGTAACCTAGCTAAAATATATCCTTGTCTTGCTACTGGAAATGTATCTACAAAATTATTTCTACCTTGAGTATCTGAACGTAAAGGTTGTATAAAGTCATTTATAATACCTATCGACCCCATAAACTCACCGTAAGCTAAGTAGTCCCAAACTTTTTCAGGTGTTGACTTCCAATAATCTCTTTCTTGATTATAAGCCCAATGATAATACTCAGCAATAGCTGCACCGCCTAGAGCACTTGTAGCTATGTATCTTAACATAGGTGCTATGTCTCCTTCTCTTGCTGGTCTAACAACGTTATTGTAAACATTGTCTGTAACAATGGTAGCAATACGAGTAAATAGTGTAAAAGGTTTTACCATATCATTACTAAATAATCTTGGTAACATAGCAACATCTGTAATACCTTGTGTGATAGCTTGACCTCTAACCATAATTCTACTACGCATTAAGTCTGTAAACTCTCCACTATCTACGGCTTTAGCATAGTCATCTCCCATAGATACCGTTTCACGTAAAAATCTTGCTGCTTTAGTTTTAGCTTGAGCACTTGATTTAGGGTTACGTAATATTTTTAACGCATTTTCTGCACTTAAATCAAAAGCAGCTATAGCAATCAAACGATTTCTTTGTTCTACTAATGTCATACCAGTTGTTATAGCTCTTTTAAATTTAGAATAAGCACCAGTGCCTTCATAGTTAAATGCTGTATCAAGTAACTTCATACCACTTTGACCTACTGCTAATTTATCATAGTCTACTAAATAAGTTTTTCTAAAATCACTACCTTGCATAGTTCTAGCAAAAGCTTTACTCCATTGTACTAAACCTACTGTAGATATAGTTTGTACTTGTCCTAGTATAAAGTTTTTAAGAGGAGATATAACACCACTCAATCCAAAAGCTGCACTAGTTCCTACAAGTTCTCTCGTCACATCTAAACCCACACCTCTAGCTTCTGTTTTTACTATCTTAGCTAAATCATCTTCAAATAATTTAATAAGTTGAGATGCACTTACCTCTCCTTTTTCTGATACTTGTAATGCTATTTCATTTATTAGTGAGTTGATACCGTCAGTATACTCTTTCTTTTTACTACTTGTAGCACTTCCAAATTTATATATTCCGTCCCCAAAATGTTTAGTAAGTGTCATTATGTTTGATATTCTACCACCATATCTATCAATACTATTAATATAATTATAATCATAAGCATCAATACGTTTGGCAATCTTTTTGCCACCAATCAAGTCTCCTACTTTTTTATTATAGTCATCAGCAATACTAGGTATAAATCTATTGTTTTCATCTAAAAAATATACAGGGTCTAATTGTATACGTCTAGAATATTGAGCACCATAGATACCATTTTTAGTTGTATTGTTTGCAAATCTTTTATATAAAACTAATAATTCTTCTTCAGTTGCTCTTGGGTTGTCTCTTTTTAAACGTCTGAGCACCGCTGTCATTAATGAATTAGATTTGTTCATAGCATCTAATAATTCAAAATTAACAGTCAAAGGCATAAAGTTTTTAACTTCTTGTATCATACGTTTTTCAGGTCTACCATTTTTATAATAGGTTTCTTTTACAAATAACTTATTACCATTTTCATCTTTACCTAAGTTTTGTGCAACCTTAACAATTTTTTTCATAGTTTTTTTGTGAGCTTCTACCATAGGTTGAAACCTTTTCAAATAATTAGCATCATATCCAGCTAATAAATGTTTAAAATTAGGGTCAATTAAACCAACCATAACTTTATCAAAGTCTTTTAACATATCTTTGGCTAAACCTTGAGGTGCATTTTTTAGTAGTGTATCTTGTGCTCTACGCATAGTATATATATAACCAGAAAAAATTTGTTGGTCGAGCACCTTGTTTACTAATTTTTCTGATATTTTTTTAAATACTGTAGCACCAGTTTTTTTATACAAAAACTCATACGTTCTATACATAGGCATAAGTATACCGTTAGTAGCTGCACTTAATTCAACTCTATTTAAATCTCCTAAATGGTCATCAATAACTTTAATACCAGTCTTTACATCTGCGTCTGCTAAACCAGTAAGAACTGCTTGATATGTTTTAGCTTGTTCTGCTGATAATCCTTTAGTCGAACGTGTATTAAATAATAGTTCTTTTAAATCTCTATGTACACCTTGACCGTTTTTATTTCTAAATCCAGAATCTACATCTGCATTTATAACTTGTTGATGTAATCTTCTGAGCTCATCATCAGTTACTCTACCTCTAGTAGAGGCACTTTGTCCTCTAATAAATTCAACATCTCTTGCTCCTAAAATCTTTTTGGGTGTCTTAGTTTTTCTAGTAACACTACCATAAGCTATTTGATTTCCTACTGCAATAACGTTTCCGTTCTGTAATGTTACAGAAAATATATCATTACCTTTAAATTTATCACCGTTGGTAGCACCATAGATACCATTACCAGTACCACTTTTTCTTTGTGGTTTACCTTTACTACCACGTTTTGGAAGTTCTACAACATTACCAGAAGCAGTACCACCGCCGCCGAGCACCTTATGTTTTTTAGTAATCATACGTTTGCCCTGCTCCTCTGCTGCACCAGTAACTGTACTACCTGCAATCTTAGAGTGTAAAACTACTTCTTCTAATTCTATGCCATTTTTCTTTTTACGTACAAGCTCGAGCACCCCTTTGTGTGTCATAACTCTATCGTGACCTGTTAACTGACCAACTTGTATAGCATCAGATTCTTTCATATTCTTTATAATAAAAGTATTTTGATAACCATTATCTGCTTGTCTTTGCACTCGCATAATATCTTTTTCTTTATATCCACGTGCAAGTAAATCTCTTACTAAAGATTCTGTAGGACTTTCACCAGGTAAAACTTTTAAATTTTGTTTATGTGATGCTTTATCTACAGTAACAGCTACCCATTTACCTGACTCCCAAAATCTTTTAGCATCTTTATCTGTTTTAAAAAATGATTTTACCACACCATTTACATCAACATTTTGCATAATTCTGGTTACATCTTCAGGTGTGCTAGTATATGTATTAACAAACTCATCTAAAGTTCTTTCTACGTTTTTACTGTTCTTTCTAACATTACCGTTTTTATCTAATACATCATAGATTACTACTGGTTTATCTACTCTACCTTTTGTTGTACCTTTACCAAACTGTTTTATACGTGCAGTAAATCCACTCTTACTAGTTAAGTTTAATCCTTCAAAAAACGAAGGAACATTTTCTATTTCTTTTACTGCCTTTCTAACAGCAGCTTCTGTAATATCATTAACTAATGATTCAGGTAAATCAGGTGCTTCTTGTCTGAGCACCTTAGCTACATTATTTTTTGTACTTTTAAATTCTGTACCTCTAGATAAATTACCTAGAGCACCTACCATTAAACCATTTATCAATCTTTCTTGTGGGTTTAAATCAGCACCATTTAGTCCACTAGATAATGCACCAGCTGAAAACATATATCCAGTTCCTTTGGTTAAGCTTTTAGATATTTTAAATCCAGCTAAATTAAAATCATCAACATTTGTTGCTTTTAAAAAACCTCCTTTAGCAAATAGAGCACCACCAACTATATCACCAGGTAATGCAAGTATTTGTTTTTGTATACTAAAAGCTTCATCAGATTGTATTTGAGTTGATGCTGTAGATACTTGACCATATAATCCAAAAAGCTTTGCTTCTTTGACCATACGTCCTCTTTTAAGAAATGTTAATGCTTGATTAGGGTCTTTAGCTGCTAAGTTAAAAAATTTATCTGCAGCTGATGATTTTGCTACTCTACTACCAAATAAATTATAAGTCTGTCCAAAACCAACAGAGCCTATAGCTTCTATTTTTTGTCCAGCTTGATATGCTCTACCTGCTTCTTGAATTTTTCTTAGACCTTTTGTTGTTTGAGCACCTTTTAGTGACAACGCTGCCAAAGTGCTCGAGCCGCCAGTCATAGCACTAAGTATACCGTGAACACCAAACATACCTAAGACATTACCTGCTGCTCTTGCTGCCATAAGAGAGCCGCTTTCTAACTCCATAAATGGTATATCTGGTTGTATAAATAGAGCACCTGCTCCTAAACCTTCTTGAAATGCTGATGTTATAGTAGGTGGTACACGTAGTTGTTCTTTTGCTTCTGGTACACGTACTGGTCTGAGCACCGCAGATATTGTATTATTATAGTCTACTTCTCGTTGATTAGAAAGAGACCCAAAGTCTGATAGAGTGATGCCTTGATTTTGAGATTGCTCACCGCTAACATTAAAGTCGTCTAACGAAATGTGTCCAGGTGTGTGTGGCATTATGAACTACCTAGTATTACGTCTTGCCCTGGTATTTGACCATATATAGTTATGTCATCTATAGTTAAAGAGTCTGCTGGGTTTACACTTCCGTCCCTTCTAAAACCTGCAAACCTATATGTTCCAGTAGCTTTATCTTGATAAATTATGCCGTCTTCTCCTTTAAAATTAGTTCTCTTATATCTTGATGCGAAACCACCCTGTTCAACTAAAGATTTTACTTGGTCATCATTGTACTGTGTAGGGTCTTGGTCTTTTTTTACAATCATATTTAAAATATTTTGTCTCATTACGTCAGAAGCAACACTACTTAAATACTGTGGATTACCTGCTGAGTCATAAGATATAGGTATTTTCCTACCAGTTTGTGGGTCAGTCTTATCTAATAGATAACTATTATCAATATCATCTAAACCTTTTAATATTTGAGATAAATTTTTAGCCATATCTGCATCTATTTCTGCTTGTGATATATCTTTTTCTCCAGCTCTTTTAATTGTTTGGTCAAATATTTTTTGTGCAGCTTCTGCTGTAGGGGCTTGTGCTAATTGTTGCATAAGTATTTCTGTGTTAGCACCAGATAAACCAAAAGCTCTACCAAATACATCTGCATTATCTACTAAATAATTTTTCATTTCACTATCTAATGTAAGTTGTAAAGTGTTTTTATATTTTTCACTTAGTGCTTTTACTTGTTGATTATTAGTATTCATACCCGCTAAACCTTGATTAATAATCATTAATTGTTTTTTCTTGTCATCTAGGTCTGGCATATTTTCAAGTTCCATAAACATATTATTAATATTACCTAATGCAGCTTTATCATCTTCATATATTTGTTGCATATTTTGTACAGTAGTTCTACCTACATCAGACTTAACATTTAACTGAGAAAAATCAAAATCTATATCACCACGAGCACTGTTTTTTAATAAAGATTCAAAACCATTTATAATCAAAGTGTCTTCTTCTATCTGTAATTTTCTCTCTTGCAAAGCTTGCTGGTCATTATATCTTTCATCATTTTTTCTTTCTCTTTCTCTAGTTATTTGGTAGTTCATAGCATCTTGAGCACCTTGATTTAGAGATGAAAAAGCTATTCTTGCAAATTGATTGAAGTCTATGTCGCTATCTTTTGCTGCTGCTTGTGAAACTAAAGCACTAAAATTATCTATTGTTTTAAAACTCATTTTTAACCGTCCTCGTAATCATCTTGGTCTTGTTCATTATCGTTGTCTTCATTGTTGGTTGGGTCGTAGTCAAACAAATCTGCTAGGTCTGCAAGTCTTAACATATCACTTCTTTGATTTGCTTCTAATCCTGCTAAGTATCTTTGAGCACCTGTAATTCTATTAATAATATCTTCACTAATATTATACAATCCTCTACTAAAGTTTGATTGTATGCCTTCAAATCTCATAGCAGCTTGGTTGCTTATATTACCATAAACGTTTCTACCTAAAGCAAAACCACGGTTTCCTTCCATACCTCTAGCTTGTTCTAAGCTTTGAAATAAACTACCTCTTAATCCTTGTTCTGCTTGACTTCTTTGTTCTTCTAACATACCTGTTCTTTCCTGACGCATTAATGAATACATTTCTGATTCTGGGTCTGCAGCTTCATAGATTTCTGACGGGATTACAGATACAAACTGTGTCAAACCTTCAAGTTCAGAAATATCTACGTCAGGAAAGAAAGATGTTAAAACTTCTAGTGGGTCTTGTCCAGGTGTGGAGGTTGGTGTTTCATTTCCAGTAGTAGTAGGGTCATCATCAATTATACCCCCATTAGTACCAGTTGCATCGTCATCTCCTATTTGGTCTGGACCTGTAAAATTATTTGTATTACCATTTATAAAAAAAGAAGGTGCAACACCTCTAGTTTCTTGTACAGGATTACCTGAGCCTAAACCTGTAGCATTACCAGGTGCTATTTGGTTTGGATTTAGTTGCTTTAGTAAAGCATCTACATCTGGTGTTCTATATGGGTCAAGCATTGACATTAAAATCCTCTTAATATTGGTTGTGTTCTTACATTTAATATGTTTTGAAAAGTTTGATAAACTTGGTCTGGTCTTTGGTCTATAGCACTTACAGCATAGTTTCTTCCAACTTCATTTAAAAATCTTTCATTAATTTGATAAAGACCTAAATCAAATGTTCCGTCATTATTTAACCCAATAGCTAATGGATTGTTACTTGACTCAGCATCTGCTATGTATTTTTTAATTTGTTCCCAACTTACAGTATCTTTATCTACTGGACCAGTATATCCAGTAGCATCTTGAAATGCTTTAGTAACTTTATCTTTTGTTGCCCACTGGTTTATACCTCTTTTTTCATATAATTCTTTTGCTAATTGTTCATTAATAACTGGGTCTAATGCTTGTTTTTGATTTAATGAATCAGCATCTAATTGTTCTAATGGTGTGTTAAGTAAAATATTTCTTTTCTTTTTAATTTCATCACTTCTTCTTTGAGGAGCACTAGCTAAAAACTCTCTACCTGCTGCACGTTTTTCTGCGGCAGTAGCATCAACACCAGGGAACGTATCAACACCAATACCTAACATTTCATTTACAGCATCTAATCCAGCTTGGTCCGCTAATCGTCTTTCTTTAACTAAACTATAAGGAGCATCGCCTACAACATCTACTCCTTCTATAAAAATAGGATTTACTTTTGTACCAGCTAATCCTTCTCCTTTTAAATCTGTAGCATATAATTTATTTTCTGTTTTTGTTGGCTCTAAACCAAAACTTAAATTAACAACATCTCTTAAATAATCTTTATATTTATAATCAATACTACCTGCTTTACCTAACTCTCTTAGCTCTCCTAATGTTTTCGCATTATCTCCAGTACCAATTTTTAAGTTATCATATTTTAGTAAAGCTAATCCAGATATAGCATCAATACCAAAATCTATAACTGCTTGTTGTTTGTTCTGGTCATCTAAAACATCAATAGCATATTCTAAATCATCATAAGCATCTTCTAATTTTTTACCTTCATCTTTAAAAAAAGTCATACCTTCTCTAAGTTCAGGGTCTATATCTCCTACACTAATATCTCTAAATCCACCAGCTGCTGCTCTACCAGCTGCTCCACCTACTGCTGGTAGTAATACTTTAGCTGCTTTTGCTAATGCACCACCACCACCTGGTATAGCTAAAGATGCTAATATACCTAGACCAGTACCAAAAAACTTTCCAAGTCCTCCACGTTTTGCTCTACGACGAGCATCTCTTTGTGCTTTTGCTGCTGCTTCATTAAGTTTTTCTTGACCATATTCTAACTTTTCTTTGTCTTGTAAAGCTTGAATAGTTCTATCGAATTGTGCTTCTGAACGTGAGGATATAGCTTCGGCTTGTGCTAATCCGTAGTCTAGTTTTGCTGCTTGTGCTGGTGTAAACTTATATGCCATAATCCCTTAATAAATATATTAAATATTATATCCTCATTTCTACTATTATTTTGGTACAATGTTACCACTATCTACTACTGCATCTCCTGTCACAGCTTGTGAATCTGTTGTATCTGGTAGTGTAGCAAATAACTTTTTGTCTTCTGCTACTCTTACACCGTCTTTAATTATCTTAATTGCTTTTCTTTGTGGTCTTTTTACGTCTGAAAATTTAGCAAAGGTTTCTAACTCTCTATGGTCAGCTCTTTTAAATTCCATTTCAAACATCTTACCAAATTCTTTTCGTATTACTTTTAGTTTACCATTATGGTATTGTAATACTTCTTCACCGTTCTTCATATCTTTGGTGCTCACAGCACCTTTTTTGAGCACCTTACTTGAGCCCGATACATCTGAAGCTTTAGTTCTCACTATCTAACTCCTTTAGTTCTTGCGATTATAGTTATATCTTCTAATTGAAAGTCTGCGTGTGTAGTTCCAACAATCTGTAGTTGTAATGATTTTTTAAATACTTGATTAGCATCTGTCAATATAAACTCTTGTGTTGTTATAGAAGAAGAATTTAAAAGATTAGACGATACAAACTTATCTGTAAAACTACTTTCATCATCGAATCTTGCTTTCAACTGTAATGAACTACCATTGTTTTTATATGTTACATACACAGAATAAAACTTTTTATCTACTGAATTTAAACCTCCAGTATATTCTCTTGTCTGAATATCTACAACTTGAGCACTTGGAGTGTTTACATCAAACTTTAGTAGCTTAGAATCTGTACTACCTGACGATGCTTCGTCTCCTGATATACAACACAACTCATTATTGAGCACTATAAAGTTGCTAATAGGTCTATCATTAGCATCTACACCTATTTTGAGCACGTTGTTTTCATCTATTTTAACAATAGATTTAGTTAGTAAGTCATATAAGTATCCACCGTCAGACATATCACCAGAATCTTTTACAATAATTACTTGGTTTTTCTTAGGAATAAACCCTATCAATAGTTTTGATTCGTCTATATCTGCGTCATCATCGTTGTTTCTAGCCCAGGTGCTCTCTTTAATAGCATCAGTTAGTTTTGTAATCCCGTTTGCAAAAGCAAATAAACCGTGCTGATTAACCCACATCAAACCTAAATCTGTTTTTACTACAGCACCTGGGCTTTGTACTCCTCTATTAACAAACTCTCCCTCTAAATACCAACCAGCATCTGTGGTTGATGAAATGTTTATTACAAATAATTTATTCTTTTTATATACAAATAATCTATCACGAAACTCTACAAGCTTTACAATTTCGTCACCGTCATTTGCACCTATATCTATAAAGTATGTTTGTGGAAAAGTATCATACTTTAATGGAGGAGAATACTGTATTCTATCTCCCATAACTTTAGTTTTCCCCACGTTATCCACATATCTTACGTTACCTACAAATGCTCTTTGGTTTGCTACAGTAGCAGTCTTATAACCAAATGCTGTATTATAAAAATCTATTGCGTGCTCACTAGGTGCGTAACCATTTATAGTAGAATATGTTTCTATGTTAGGTTGTTTTACTTCATAAGCTGTAACATTTGCAGTATTTTTAGCATCATTGGTAACAAGAAAGCCAGAGCCTGAAGAATCAAAAGCATCAAAGTCGTCAAGCAAAGATATTCTTGAGCCTTGTTCTAAATCTACATCTAATAACAATACATATTCTTCATCTCCTGCTTCTACATTTCTAAGATATACTCTTACTCCTTGTATAAATTTATTTTGTCCTGATACATCTATCTCACTTTCTCCTATTGACATTTGAACTACAGGGTATTGTCCTTCTGTTATAGCTTGCATAGTTGTAAAGTTTGTAATTTTAGATTCTTGATTATTATGATATACATAAGATAATCCAATAGCATAATTACCTGGTTGCCATAAACCGTCAGTACCGTCTGCTTTTAATCCTAATCTAAAAAATTTATCACCGTCTGGGTCAGCACCTGGAGAAGTTGTGTCTGGTGTAACTGGGTCTTGTTTTTCAAAATCAGATGCAGTTGGTGCTACTAAACCACTATTAAACATTTGCATAGAATCTGCAACATCTGCACTATAAGCAGTAGCTGATGATTGAGTTCTTGATAATCTAATCAATGAAGTTTTTCTAGCATTAGTAGTTGTACTTGTATCATCTACTACACTTTGATTAATACGTAATCCACCGTCTGCATAGTAGTATACAGGTTTAACTCCTGTTCCTGTGCTCACATCTGCACTTTGAAAAGCTATCATAGTAGCACTACCAGACGATGAAGCAGAGTCATTTATAAAAACACTACCGTCATCGTCTGTAAATACAATATGTTCCCCCGCTGTTTTACCAGATATAGGAGCTACATCTGATTTAAATGTAAACAAACCAAAACCAGATTGTATATTTATATCACTATCATTTATAGTTGTACCACCACTACCTTCAGTAAGAGTTGCACCAGCAGCACTAAAAGTTCCTAAGTTTGATATTTGTCCTACTTCAGCTACATTAACATTTAATGCTTCTGCTAAGTTACCTTCAAGTAAATCCCTTTTAGATACTTTATCAGTAAAACCTTTATCAAATCTTTCTATTTTTATTGCTGCTTTAGGCACGACCTTTTACCTTCTCATAGCTACGTAAACCCCCAAGCCCGAGCATACCCATTAAGACAGTTGTCATTGTGGTCATATCAAACTCAGGTAGTTGTACATTTACTCCTCCTGCAGCAAATGCAAACAATAAAAAAGGTTGCACAACAAAGTGATATGCAAAAGCTAAACTGAGCACCCAGCCTAAAAAGGGTCTCCAACGAACTAATAGTCCGCCTTGTCCTGCTTCTACTTTATTTACTTCAAGTTGTGCTTTATTAATCTCTTGCATTAGCTGAGCTTTTTCTGCTTTGTCTAAAGTAAAATCATCTACTTTATCTACAACTTTTTCTATTAGACTACCTACAACACTTAGTTTAGGCATAGTCCACATACACAATTACAGTTCATAATTGTCCTCCTACCATTTTACTTTGTTAGCCCAGTAAGCTGCACTCATCTTACCTTTGGCTATGTTTTTTCTATGTCTTGCTTTAAAACTTTTACGTTTCATTTTAGTTCTTCGAGACTCTCCTGCTTTTGGTTTACCTGCAGTTTTTGCTCCTTGTTGTCCAAAACGTATGGTTTTAATCTTATCGCCCTCTTTTGCTACAACTATATGAGACTTCTTAGGGTGATTAGGTGTACGTTTAGGTTTATTAAAACCTGATACACCAGCTCTTTTTAATCTTGGGTCTCTTTTACTTTTTCTTTTTGCGGGCATTTGCTTTCCTTATACTTTCTTTACCTTTTTTAAAAATACTAGCTACAGTTCTTTTACCCATAACTCTAGCTCTTTGCTCACCTACTGTAAGTATCTGTATTTTTCTTGCAAAAGGTTTTTTAATTCTTTTAACTTTAGCTACTGTAGCTCTTGCGTCTGCTGGTGTAGCAAACTTTATACTAACTGTATCTCTAGGGTTTTCATCAGTATATAATCTTCTACCACTACCTTTTGGTTTTTTACCAGTTCCGACTTTAGGGTCTCTTTTTTTAGCCACTATCTTTTCTTTTTTTTCTTACTAGCTACAATTTTTTTCTGTAAAAATTTAGGTAAAGTTTTTTGTTTTTTAGTTAAACCATTTTTCTTTTTAGTGTGTTTAGGCATTATCGTATCTCCTTTTTTATTTTATCAAACACTTCTTTTTCATCAAACCTCATACTGATACCAGGCTCATACCTCATAACTTCAGTACCTTCTTTTAAAATTATAATAGTAGGAACTACTTTTATTTTCCACTCCTTTTGTACTACAGCACCTATAGTTTTATTACTTAAATCTATTTCTGCTACATAACAAAGGTCAGCAAGTTTTTCTATTTTTACTCTATTTTTAAAATTCCAAGCTGCATTAACTTGTACTACAGCACACTCTTGTATATTTAATGATTGTATTTTCTGAAAGCTATCCAAGTTGACTGATTGTGAGTGCAGCCAAGATAGCGATGAGAAAAGCATTAATACCAAGTATGATATAAATTTGTTGTTCATCTGTAAACCTCATTATTTGTTATTCATATCAATAAGTGTTTGAGTAATAGCTTTTGTATCTTCTTTAATATCATCTACTTTTTCCTCTAACTTATCGACTTTCCCTTCAGTATTTAATATTGAATCACGTATCATTTGGTCTTTTAAATCATACTCCATACGTGAAACTTCTGGCTCAGGCAGTCTTTTAGCTTCTTCTATATCAGCTTGTAAAGAATACCATAAACCAATTATCATACCTATAGTTACAGCAATACTGACAGCTGTTTCTATAGACAATGTAAATTTACTATCTTTACCTATTTCCATATTTAGTCCCCTATTTCTGAGTGTACTAATACGCCATTTGCGTAAAAGTTTTTATTTTTTGTTAATATAGTGTATGTCCAATGTTTCTTTGGAAATCCTTCTAATCTGTGTACTTGTGCATAATACTTACCGTCTAATATTTTTAGTAAATCATTAGGTTGTATAGCAGCTGAATCTAAATTATAATTATCTTTAGCTTTATCTGGGTCATCAGATACCATAGTACCGTCTTGTTTATATACTGGGTGGTCTTGTGTAAGTATTAATTCTTTTAGTTCTTCTCCCTCTGTTTCATCATTAGGGTCTGATAACATAATTTTATACAAGTTATCGTGTAATCTTTTTTCTATTTGTAGTATCTCAACTTCTTCTTCTTGTCCAGTCTCCCAGTTATAAGACATAATCATATCACCAATATTTAATTCGTGTATGTTTGCAGTGCCTTCTTTTAAATTAACTGGTATGTTTTCATAAATACAAAAACCAAATTGACCACCAGCAAAATTAATATCTCCTGTAATAGTAGCTCCTACACCATTATTAGTCAGTGTCAATGTATATGCTCCTGTACCGTCTTTATTAGAAGGCGAGTGTGCCCACCTAGTTCTAATAAATCTTGTACCTGAATTATGACCAGTAAATAAACTATTACTATTAGATGATGATACACTTATAAAACCTGTACCACTATTACCTGTACCATTAAAACCTGGGTCGCCACTGCTTGATGTAGCCATTGTAAATGTACCAAATGGTCCACCAGTAGTAGATAAAGATAAACTTGTTCCACCACTACCATTAGATACAGTCATCTGTGCATCTTTATTAGATTCGTCAGTCTGACCAGGTAATTCTTGTAAGTCTAATCCAGTGTTATCTACAACACTCCAAGATGTACCAGCTAAGTCGTGGTCATAACTATAGAACTCAGATATGGCGTGAGGTGCACTACCGTCTGGTCTGTCTGCACTATCATTTTGTGTGTTAATAGTAGCCACAGTACCGTCAGATAAATCTTCTAATGAAGTATCGCCAGTAGTAGAAGTTCTACCAAACTCAGTATTTATATCACTAAATTTAATTTGTCCTGATGCAGTCAAACTCATTTTTTAAGTTCCTCTATTTCAGCTTTTAATTCTTGTATTGCATTAATCAACACTGGTACTAACTTAGAATAATCAACTGCTTTGAAGTTATCTTTACCTTGTAGTCCTTCATATTCTTTTACTACTTCTGGTATTACTTCTTCCATTTCTTGAGCAATAACTCCAATGTCGTGACCTCTTTCTTTACCATTTGCTTTGTCTTTTTTCCAATCAAACTCTACAGCTCTCATTTTCATAACATCATCTAAGCCATAAGGTAAAGCTTCAACATTTTCTTTTAAGTTTTTATCAGAAGCTGTTGTACTTGAGAAAGCAACAATATCTGCGTCTGCGTGAAACTCTCCACCAGCAACAAATCTAAATTCATCTTGTACACCATTTACTTCTACCTTGATTGCATTGTCTGTAGAAAAGTGAATACCATTATCATCATCTCTACCAACTACAAGAGAAGTATTCTTTACAGATGTAATACCAGTCTGTGCAGCTGTTACAGCAATATCGTTAGAATTAACTGTAATACCAGTACCAGCACCTACATTTAAAGTTCTATTAGCAGCTATAGTTCCACCACCAGTCAATCCATTACCTGCTGTAATTGATACTGAGCCGTGATTAATATGCTCATTTGCAACAAAACCAGAAAGGTTGTCGTGAACAATCTCACTATCATTTGTACTAATAGAATCTGGCTCTACTGTAATACCAGTGCCTTCTCCAACATTTAAAGTTCTAGTTGCACTTAATGTACCACCACCTGTAAGACCTGTACCAGCAGTTACACCTGTATTAATACTAAAAGATAAATCGTAAGGGTCGCCGTCACTACCAGTAGAAGTGTCTGTCCAATTAATATTAATACCACCAGCTTCTACAAACTTAACTTCTTTTGCGTGAGAAATTGTAACTTCTGTACCGTCACCGTCTTCTAGTTGGAAGGTAGTTAATTGATTTGTGTTAGTATCTGTGTTAGTAACTGTTTCTGTTGCAGAAGAAATACCTGTAACGTGACCATAAGTATCAAGAGTTATATCTTGAATATATGTTCTACCAGAATTATTAACTGATGATTGTGAAGAAGTATCTTCGTGGTTAATCGTTATAGCTCCAGAAGAACCACCACCAGTAAGTGCATTACCTGCAGTTACTCCAGTAATATCTCCGTTATTTGATGTAAAACCACTATCATTGTTAAAAGCAGATAAAGGTATTTCTGATATTAGCTTTCTTCTATCTGCTCCATTGTCAAGTATAATTAACTCATCTTCAGAAGAATTAACACTCGCTGTCATATCTGTTAATTCTGACATATCTAAAGTAAGAGTTACTGAACCAGAACTTCCTCCTCCAGATAATCCTACACCTGCAGAAACATTGGTGATGTCTCCATTGTTGCTTGTAAATCCACTATCGTTATTAAATATACTTAAAGGAATTTCATTAGCTGCTTTTCTTCTGTCTGCACCTGCGTCTAATACAATAAACTCATCTGTGCCTACCATAGCTGCAGTCATATCAGTTAATTCTGATAAGTCTACTGCTAAAGAAACACTACCACTTGCACCACCACCTGACAAACCTGTACCAGCAGAAACATTAGTTATGTCTCCACTATTGTTTGTAAAAGGTAAATCTCCAATAGTTGTTTTTTTAATAGCTGTAGCAGATGCGTCATAAATAGCTATCGAATCAGCTGTGTTAGCTTCTGAAGCTACACCCAGTCCGTTTATGTCTAATTCTATATCATTTGCATTTGCAGTAATTCCGTCACCACCAACTACATTTATTGTTCTTGATGCTGCGATTGTGCCTCCACCAGTTAATCCATTACCTGCTGTAATAGAAACTCCGCTATGGTCTATATGTTCATTGGCTACAAACCCACTTAAATTATCGTGTACAATAGCACTATCATCTGTACTAATTGCATCTGCAGCTACAGAAATACCTGTACCTGCACCAACATTTAAAGTTACTCCTCCACTAGCTCCTCCTCCTGTAAGACCAGAACCAGCTGTAACTCCAGTAATATCTCCACTTGCTTGACTACCTACATCACTTGCTGCAACTTTTTTGAGTGCACCTGCACTTGTATCATATATAATAAATTCATCATCATCAGCAGGAGATTCATTTAAAAGTGTTGTGCCGTTAATATCTAAGTTTAAAGTAACTCCACCACTAGAACCACCTCCACTTAAACCATTACCAGCAGTTACCCCAGTTATATCACCAGTATTTGTTGTGTAACCAAATGATTCAATTCTATCATTTATTGCTGCTGAAGTCATAAGAGTTGTATCATTGTCTGCAAATGATTCTCCACTCGTTGTTAAAGAACCAGCTGCAAGTTCTGATACGGTTAATCCTGATACATTTAAAGTAGCAGAAAATGCACCACTACTTGCTGAGCCACCACCTGACAATCCAGTTCCTGCCGTAACAGATACAGAAGTAATATCTCCATTGTTATTACTAAAAGGTAAATCTTCTACAAGTATTTTCTTAAGACCTACACCAGAATCGTGGAACATTATAGCATCATTTGCTCCGTCTAAACTACTAGCTAAACTTAATCCATTTATATCTACCTCTATGTCATCAGCATTTACTGTTATACCGTCTCCTGCTCCAACTGCTAAAGTTCTTGTAGAGGTAATATCTCCACCACCTGTTAGTCCATTACCTGAAGTGATACTTACTGAACTGTGATTTATGTGTTCATTAGCTACAAAGCCACTAAGATTGTCGTGAACTATCTCAGAATCATTAGTTGTAATATCATTTGCATTTACAGTAATACCTGTTCCTGCTATAACATTTAAAGTAGCATCACCTGAAGTAGCACCTCCAGTCATACCAGCTCCAGCAACTACGCTTGTAATATCACCAGTATTATTAGTAAAAGGTAAATCACTTACTGTTCCTATTTGAACAGCATTACTATTTGATGCATCAAAAAATATTAAGTGGTCACCTGTTGCTATATCATCAGATATAGTAGAAAGTGCACTATAGGCTATGTCTACTGCATTAGTGGTTACAGCTAAACTACTTGAACCTACTGCAAGTGTTGCTGTACCTGAACTTGTTATTGCAGAACCACCACCTGTTAGTCCGTCACCACCAGTAACTGTAACAGATGTTACTGTACCAGCATTAGATGTAAAACCTGAATCATTATTGAAACCAGATATATTAATGTTACCTTTTGTAAGTTTCTTTTGAGCATTAGCACTATCTACTACTGCAAAGAAGTCTCCGTCTCCGTCTGATGTAGATGTTGAAAGTTCAGATAAATCTACATCTATAGTTGGTGTAGCTCCTTCTCCACTATTGTTTTGCAAATCAATTAAATTACCAGCAGTCAATGTAGCTACATAGTTACCAGTAGTGTGTGTAGTTAAATCAACACTATTGTTAGCAATACTTACAGCAATAGTAGCATCTCCAGTTCCGTCAAATACACTAGCTGTTGTACCAGTAACATCTCCTGTCAAACTAATATCTCTACCAGTTGCTAAAGCAGTAGCTGTTCCTGCATTACCTGTAGCATTACCAGTTACATTACCTTCTAAATCTGCAACAAGTGTTGCTTTTGCATATCCTGTTCCAGAAACATCAACTGTTGTTGTAGGTTCATCTTGTAAATCTTTAAATAATTTAAACTTACCACTATCGTTAGCATCTCTAAATAAACCTGCATATAAATCTTGTGAACCTGATGTATCATACAACCCATAAAAACCAATATCTACAGAATCTGCACCATTATTAGCTTTTGCTAGTTTAATTAAAGGGTCTTCTACAATAAGATTTGTAGTGTCTACTGTAGTTGTTGAACCGTTTACAGTTAAGTTTCCAGCAATAGTAACATCATTTGGTAAACCAACAGTAAATGCAGTTCCTTCTCCTGCACTACCTGTTACTTCTATTTCATTTGTAGTTCCTGCTACAGAAGCTGCATAGTTACCAACAGTCATTGAACCTAGTGTAATAAAATTATCTAATGATGTTTGACCTGTACCACCTCTAGCTACACTTAATGTACCTGTTGTTCCAGCTACTATAGGTAAGCTTGTAGCATCAGATAAATTAAATGCAGGTGTTGCATCTGATGAGCCTAGAGTTACACTTACTCCACCATAGCTTACATTATCAGAAGCAAGTTTTGCTATAGGTATTTCATCATCATCAATAACAAAATTACCAAAATCTAAATAGTGACTACCGTGTTGTCCGTCTAAAAGGTCAGCATCTAATCCACTTGTAGCTCCGTCATTAGATGTATCAAAGAAACCTAAGCCTCTTATATCTGAAGCTGTTTGGTCAGCTGTTGCTCCGTCTTCTACGTTTAAATCACTTCTTACTTCTGCTGCAGTTCTACCTTCTACAGATGTTCCGTCTATTTTAAGAAAATCATTATCTGCTACATTTGCATTGGCAACTAAAACATTACCACTTGATATACCAGATGTTAAGCCTTTTACAAAAGATAGATTTGTTACTTCACTATCCATAAGAGCACCAGCAGCTGTTACATTTGTTTCGTCAGTAACATCTGCATTACTCTCTACTGAGTCAAGTTTTGTTTCTTGAGCATCAGTCATAAGTCTTTTATTTGAAGCATCAGTAAAATTAGTAGTTGTAAATGTAGGCGTTGCTCCACTTACTACAGATTGGTCTAATGCTTTTACATCAGTAGCACTAGTTAATTCACTTTCCATTACAGCACCTGCAGCATTTACTGTGGTTGCATCTGTAACATCTGCACTTGCTGATATACCGTCTAACTTAGTATGGTCAGCATCTGTAAATACATTAGAGTCAGTAGCTGCTTCAACAGCTGTTCTAACTTCAGAATTAGATAGTTGTGTGTTAGTGTCAGTTGATGCTATTGTTATTACACCACCAGATTCTGATAAAGTAATATTACTTCCTTTTTTAAATCTTAATGTTTCTGATGCACCTAATGTTTCATTAGCACTATCATCTCCATTTGTATCTACTTCTACTGTTCTGAATCCAGTAACCTTAGAATCTAATTGTGTTTGTATATTAGAAGTAACACCATCTAAGTAATCAAACTCAGTGGCAGTAACACCAGTTGCATGTAATGTATCTAAATAATTTAATTCAGTTACACTACCAGTATAACCATCTAATACATTTAGTTCTGCTACAGTTACAGTAGCTCCATCTAATATGTTTAATTCAGCTGCTGTAGCAGTAATAGCAGTACCACCATACTGCAACGTACCTGCTCCTGTAATATTAACAGCTGCTGAGCTAAGTTGTAGTATACTAGATGTACCTTCGCCATCTTCTACTGCTCTCAGTGTTGAATCTATACCACTATTACTATTTGATACTTGTAATAAATCTTTATATGTTTGCGATACTTTTCTGTTTGTCAACGTTGCCATGTTTTACCTCAAGTCTGCTGGAACAACCGCTCTTGTTCCACCTGTTTTATCTCTTCTCTTTGCTCCAAATCTTCTTACTAATCTATCATAATCTCTCATACAAGCTTGAGCAGCTGCTGATTTTATCTGTGCTAGCTGTGGATTATTAGTAGAAGCAGCTTCATCCATCAATGCTTTTCCTTTCACAAAAGCTATTATAGCAGGGTGTAATGCATTATCTAACTCTATTTCTTGAGTCATATCAGTATATTCATCTGGTTCTGCATAATAAGATATTAAAAAACCATTTTCAATAGTATTACCAGTTCCTAGTTGAACTGCTTTTAAATTACCTCTACCTGTTTCAGTTGTACCACCATCACCTTCGATAGTAGCGATAGCTATTTTATCTCCCTCTATCCACCAAGCAAAGGTGTCAGAAGGGTCTTTATATGTACTACTTATTGCTGCCATAATTACTCCGTATGTGTTATTTTTATGTCTTGATTTGACAATCTAGGTATTCTAATATATTCACCAGCATCATTTAAAACACTGCATCTAAATACCTTGTTTATTGTAACTGCTCTATCATCTGCTAACCCATACCACAATTGATTGTGAGCTAAGTCAGCTTTTGCATATTCAGTCTTTAAATTATATTGTCCTAAATCTATTAAAGCTTCATTTATTAAATTCTTTACATAGTTCTCAGATACACCAGGTACTGCTTGTAGTACTCTTGAATATATCTTTTTACCATTAAATTCTATCGCTGCCATTATAGGTCCTCCCAATTACTATTTACATCTTGCCACATGACATTACCATCGTTCCATAAACTAAATTGTTCTAATACTTCTCTAAACACTGTGCTTAAAGGTACTGTAACTTTTCTTAAGGTTGTACTTAAGAAGTTCTGAGATGTTACTTTTGTCCAGCTTGTTTTTACACTCATCGTCTATCTGGTAGCTCCTTCTCTACATATAGCTTATCTAACCCTAGTAACTGTATCTTTTCTTTGTATTGTGCATCAATAACATTGTATTGTGCAATCAAAGAACCTACTAATTCTGGGTCTTCATCTATGTTTGCATCTTTAATTTTATATGCCTGAGCACTTCTTGCTGCGTATAAAACAACAACACATTCAGCTTCATCTGGAATATCATCTATAGAACTATCACCGTGTGCTACAGTTATACCTGTATCAACATATAATACCATGCTATCAGAAGTAGCAGCACTACTTGGAAAGGTTTGTATAGCATTATCAAATACTATATATGCAGGGTCGCTTGTAGTAGCAGCTTCCATATAATCTGTATCTTCTACTTTTCCTAATAGTTGTGGACTTAATTTTCTACAAGGCATAAACCTATCGCTATTAGAAGCATCTTTTCTTAATACTTCAAAAATACGTTTACCTTGAGATGTAGTAGTATTAGTAAAGAATTCTTTCTCTGTTATTCTTTCTAATTTATCAGTAGGTAATGCTTCTAAAACTAATCTAGCACCATCAGTCAACCACTGAGTAAGTGCATTGTCATCACCTATACCTGCTACATAGTCTTCTACTTGTGCTTTAAATGTTGCCATTATTTACCTTGTCCTCTATATTTTTTAACATAATATTTTTTACTGGTTTTAGTTCCATATTTAGTATTCACACTATTGCCTTGTCTTGTTTTCTTTTTACCGTTAGTATGTCTAACTTGAGTTCCAAAGATAGCTCTTCTCATTATCCTCTTCTAGCTTTCTTTCCATCTCTTTTAGCAAAAGTCTTAACATTGGTTGGTTTACCACCAACTCCTTGTGCTTTTGCTCTTTTTCTACTTACTGCACTTCTTATTTGTGCTTTAGTCATTCTAGCAGCTTTTGCTGCTGGTACACATTTTGGGTATTTTCTTTTACTACCTTTTGCAGATTTACGTCCACACTTCTTGAATCCTCCACCTTTTTTAGGAGCACCAATGTCTACCCAATCTTCTTTGAACCATTTTTTTAAACCACCTTCAGCCATTACTTACCTTTTCTGTATCCGCCGCCACGTTTTTTATACTCTCTTACTAACCAAGCATTTGCATACGCAGAAGGATATACATCAAACTTACGTTTTGCTGCTGCCTTTACTCTAGCATAAAGAGCTTTATTTGTTGGTATATTTTTAGCCATTATTTTCCTCCGTGAGTTTTTACTACTGGTAAATTCATAGTTAATGAAGAACCCTTGTGCTTTTTATATCCGCCTTTAGGATTTTTCATCAAAGACATTTTACTGCCTTTTTTCATAAAGTGATAACCTTTAGGTGCTTTTACTTTCATTATTTTTTCTTACCTTTTTTCATGACTTTCTTTTTCTTTTTCTTACCTTTTTTCATTTTACTTCCATAATGATACGGCATTACATTACCCTTATTCCTTTCCCACGTGGTGTGGGTTTTGCGTTTTTCTTACTTTCTTTCATTTTTTTAATACCATCATCATATGATATGCTATTAAAATCTATTTGGTCTTTTCTAATTGCTGTTGCAAAAGAATTGTTTTCTCTTATAACAAAATTAGTATTCCATTTATTAGGGTGTGCTCTTTTGCCACAACAAGGGCAGTTGAACATACCTTCAGGATTTGGCTCATTACAATGCTGACAATTAGCCATTATACTTTAGTAATTATAATAAATGCAACTCTAGTTCTATCTAACATAACTGCGTTTGTAGCTACAAGCTTTGCATCGTCGATAGTTTCTATGTAGTCGTTGATTTCTTTAGCTAAAGAGCCACTGACAGTACTTGCGTCTGGGCTTATATCATTAATAATAACTTTAGTTACAGTATCAAAATTTGCCATTTTATTCTCCTATTGTTTAAAATTCTTTATAGGTTTCGGAGTGGGTTAGCCCCACTCCATAGTACCTAATAACTATATTATGATGTTTGAATACCGTTGTTAATACCACTAAATGCAAGACCGTAGTACTCTCCGTTCCAATACATAAGTTCTACCATATCTCCTCTTTGAGCAGTTGTGTCTAGAATTACGTTAGAAACTTGAGTTCCAGCAGTTGAATTAGCAGCGTCTCCGCCAGCATCTTTGTTTACCAATGAAATGATAGCACTTCCTGCTGCAATTGTAATATCAGCTGTAGGTGTTTCTTCATGTACAATAAATTTGTACACCGCTCCGTTTTGACCTAGAGCAGCTGTAGGTAGAGTAATTTCATAAGCTCCACCTTCTGAAGAACACATAAAGACTTTACCTGAGTCTTTTTCTTCTAGCGTTTTTGCAGCAGTGATGTGTTCTACATTTGATAGTAAACCACCAGCACCACTATTTTTTTCTAATAATGCACCTTTAGCCATTTTATAATCCCTCCACATTGTATAGAGCGTGACATTCAGGTAGTGTGATTTCAAGACCAGCTTCAGTCATAATCATGTCTTTTCTTAAATCTTCATCCGCAGCTTGTACGTTTGTCATGATTTGAGTGTCACGATTTAAACCGTTACCGACTAATGGTCTGTATGCCAATTTAGACATGTCAGCCATAAGCATGAATCCACTAGCGATACCTCTAAATAGAGGCTCTTTCACTAAGAACATAGAACCGTGGATAGTGTTGATTTCCATTAACTGGTGACCAAACTGTCCTGATACGTTATCCATGTTAACTCTGTATGGTCCATTTGCATGTCCAACAGAAGCGTCAATGAAAGCACCGTCGCCCATTTTGTTAAAGAATGTAATTACTGGCAAAGAAGCTAGTACAAGTTTTTCACTTGCTCCACCTCTTGCAGGGTCAAAGATAACCTCTAAGTCAGCAAGTAATCTATCATATGTAAGTTCTGCTTGAGCTACACTTCTGTAGTATGCATTACCTGAATCATATGAAAATGCTGAGTTATCTGTAATTGGATTTACATTTTTTACAATGTGTCCAACTAGACCTTCAGTGTATTGTACTCCGTTTACACGAGCTTTCTGTCCAAAGAGCATAGCTCTTTCGATGTCTACTTTGTGTTCACGTAATTTTTGAGCCCAAATTCTATCGAATTCGTTCT